GCTACAGCAAAGTCAGAAGCTATCGCAGATGCTACCAGCCAGGTCAGTGCCGTCATTGACTCAGCCCCGTCAGCACTAAATACTCTGAATGAGCTTGCTGCTGCTCTTGGCGACGACGCAAACTTCGCATCTACAGTAACCACAGCTCTTGACGGAAAGGTTGCATCATTTACATCAATAAACCAGAAGACCTCAGCCTACACAACAGTGCTCACAGACCGTGACAAGCTTGTAGAGGTAAACTCGTCATCTGGTGTAACCGTTACCATCCCTACAGATGCATCAGTTGCATACCCAGTAGGAACCTCTATTGATATCCTTCAGACTGGTTCTGGACAGGTTACCATTGCAGGTTCAGGAGGAGTTACCGTTAACGCTACTCCAGGCCTAAAGCTACGCACCCAGTGGTCATCGGCCACACTATTCAAGCGAGCAACCAATACTTGGGTTGTTTTCGGAGATCTATCAGCTTAATCCTAGAAGGGGAATGAATTAAATGGCAGCAAATAAAAGAGCAGGAAAGAAATCTCTTGCACAAAATGATTTCCTAGCACCTTCAGCACCGCTGATTGGATCTGGAACTGACGTAGGAACCAGCCGTGCATACAATGACGGTGCAGTTTCTGTAACGTTCACACACCAGGGTGCACAGGCAGCATCTTCGTATACCGTAACAGCGTCTACTGGACAAACTGCAACTGGTGCATCGTCTCCAATTGTGGTTTCTGGTATCGCAACTGGTGCAACACCAACATTTACAGTTACAGCAACGAACGCTGCAGGCACTTCGGCAGCATCGTCTGCCACTGGTGCTGTTACCGTAACCACCGTTCCAGCTGCCCCAACATCAGTTGGTGCATCATCACCGAGCGGTGCAAACTACGACACAGTTACCTGGACAGCTCCAGCTAATGGCGGCAAGGCAATCACAAACTACTACGTAACTTCATCAGACGGAAAGACTGCTAACACTGCATCAACAAGCGTTAACGTTACTCAGGAACAGGGAACAGCCCAGACATACACCGTATATGCTGACAACGCTAATGGAAGATCAGTTGCATCAGCTCCATCTGCTAGCGTTACAACATTCTCATTTGTTCCATTTAGCGTTTTTAGCTTCTTCGGAGTGTTTGGTTTTGGTCCATTCGGAGTGTTTGGTTTTGGTCCATTCGGAGTGTTTGGTTTTGGTCCATTCGGAGTATTTGGTTTTAGATAGTCGGTATCCATTTTAGTGTATAATATTTCTTATACACTAGAATGGAGTCCAGCAGTATGTACAAAGATCAGACACCTCTTCGGAGCATAAGCAAAACCACAAAAGAGCACAAGTTCTTTGAGAGATTTCTAGATAATGATTTAGAGAAGCTTGCTGCCGAACTTCAGGACAGATATAGCCTTATAGAAGATGCTAAAATTGCTGGGGTAACTCCAGTGACCCCCTTCGAGCTATGGAAAGATTCGAACAGCATCTCAACAATGAAGTGGAGACAGTACAACGTCTTTCAATTCCACATCGATGGAATTTACGAGCTATATAAGTCAGTCGCAGAGATGGTCAGAGAAGCTTGCGAGTATTACGAAATAGACTTCGATGAGCAAAAATTTATGATTCAGGGATGGTTTAATATTAACCGTTCTGGTAATGGAAAACTAAACTGGCACGAACATGGCGGACCAGGTGCACCAGACTTTCACGGATACTACTCAGTAGCCGCAGAACCATCGTCAACACACTACATAGTCTTTGACAACGAAGTAGAAAATATTAATAAAAACAACCGTGCAATTCTTTCAGAAATGGGTCATCCACACGCAATGGGCGATTGGGACTGGGATGGTCCAAGAATTACCGTTGCTTACGATGTGACCCCACTTGCTACCCTACAAAAAGCAGGCCACAACGCCGAGCAGCACTGGATTCCTCTTAGATAACATGTCAAATGTAAAGCAGTGGATACTTGCAAAGAAGTGCGTTTTTCTCGGGCACTCTGTAGAGTATGGATCTAAATGCCCAGTTACTGGGATAGTCAAGATTACCTGTCTAAAATGTGGAGCATCAAATGTTCCAAAACATGAAGACGCTGGTAGTAGGTTTAACTAAAGAGAGATGCGATGAAAGAATTAATTAGGTACGAAAAATCATTTATGCCAAAAGCAGACGCAGAGCTAATCTCTGCCTACGCATCTAAGTATGATGACCTGTTTAATCATTTTGGAAATAATGAAAAAGAGTTTACAGTTCATACCCACGAAGAAATATCATCAAGGGATCAGTCGGCACTAGACTTGATAAATTACCACGCAAGAAGAGTGTACGACTTTGTTTGCGAAAACTATCCAGGACCATTTCTAGACTTTGATGAGTCAAAGACTCACATAGCTAGGTTTGAAGAGGGCCGTGGCATGCACAAGCACTTTGATGCCAGCAAGCCAAACGACATCGCCACATTAATCTATCTAAACAACAATTACTCTGGTGGCGAGGTTTTTTTTCCAGATCACGATATCTCTATAAAGCCAGAAGCTGGAGACCTTGTTTGTTTTCCAGACACTCCAGATTTTGTTCATGGCGTTAATCCAATCATATCTGGCATCAGATATACCACACCTCGCTGGTTTACCCGTATAGTATGATAAAATAGACTTATAATGTCTACTCTTTTAAGCCTATATACCTCAAAAATACTGAGCGAACACCCTCTTGCAGTATGGGCCCTAGAAGATAGTGCAGATTACGTATCTCTGATACCACAGGATAAAAGAGATATCTCTACTTGGTCATCTGAATCAGGGTCAGTCGTAGTAGAAGAGAGTAGCGATTTAGAGAGTCCGATTAGTGGCGAAGTGGTTTACTCAGTTACAGATACCCCATCGTCCTCTGAACAAGCTGTGACTATCAGGCTTTCTGGAGATAGCCTTGGTAACTTTGATGGCCTAGACCCTAGCCTGGGAACATTCTCTGTATCGTCATGGATTTATGTTCCAGTAGGACAAGTATTATCGATAACTCTAGGAATCTCCTATACAGATGAAACCTATGGCACATCCGATATCTCAAAAAAAATATCTAGAATAGTTAACGATAAATGGATGCTAGCATCAGAAACATTTGATGTCCCACAGGGACTTTCAGAAAACTATTCAATGTTTGTGGAGGTAGAGTACCTTCCAGCAGAATCTTTAGACCCCGTAACAGTATTTTTCTCAGGGGCAATGGTTGGTCAGTGGTCAGAAGAGTTTTTTCCAACATCTATGGGAGTTATCCCAGAATTCCTGTCCGACGACATCTATGGTATCGAGACTACCGCAAAGGGGGTTCGAGTCTTAGGATCTCTAGAGTCAACAAAAGATGGATACATTCTTGCCAATGACACAAGGCTTTTTGCTAGAAATTTTGGAATGCCCCTAGTATACGGATCAGAGTCATCGACCACCATATACCCAAATACTGACTTGCCATCTATTCTAGTTCCAGGTCTAGGGTTTCTTAACAAAACTGGTCAAAATAAAAACTACAGCTTAGAGTTCTGGATGAGAATCAATGCATCAACTAGCGTAGAAAAAAGAATTGTTGGCCCAGTGGCCTCGACAGATGGCCTATACGTTGACGGCCCATTCTTAAAGATAAAGATAGGAAACCAGTCTAAGTCTCACTTTGTGGGCGAGTGGGCTAGGCCGATGCTAGTACATATAGTCGTAGCAGATCAAGAAGTATCGCTGTTGGTAAATGGAGAATCAGTCGCCAAGGTAGTCGTTGACAGATCCACACTCACCTTCCCAGAAGAATTCATAGACAGTGCTCAGGCAGACTGGATAGGAATTTATTCTTATACCGACACAACCCCATTTGAAATAAGCTCAATATCTATGTATTCGTACCTAGTCTCAGACGTGATTGCCAAGCGTCGTTGGGTTTATGGCCAGGCTGTAGATAACCCAGAAGCCCTAAATACGGCATTTGGCGGTACCAACATATACTTCGACTACGAATTCTCCAAGTATTCTAATGGATATAGCTATCCTAAAACTGGTAGTTGGAACGATGGGGTGAGCAACAATATGGAGATATCCCGTACAAGGCTTTCTACTCCACAGTACATGCCACCAGTAATTCTTTCAGAAACAAGCAATGAGAAGCAGATACTGATTGACAACCTAGAGTTGCAAAACGAGTCCGATAACTTTCTGACTATTCCACAAGACTCTAGCATTTACTTTAAGAAGCTAAACCCCCTAAACGATAAGCTAGAGGCAGTCTCTGCAGTCTTCAAGGTTACATCCAATGACTTTGAAAATCAAACTCTTTTTCTAATTAAAGATATTGTATCTGGTAATTATCTAGAGGTATTTGTTACTCCAGGAATAATTTGGTATTCCTTTATGTCGTATGGACAGATAACGTCATTTGCAGCCTCAGCCTATCCAGGCACAGGAGAGATCTTTGCCGTAGCTCTAGCATTCGACAATCTATCATCTTATTTTGGAAATGACATATCTGCATTCCTTTCAAACAGAGACTCTCTAGAGTTTTTTGTCGGTGGCGGACCAGATAAAGAAACTTTTTCAGGCAAAATATATGACGTATCATTTATGAATTCATTTGCATACGAAAAGTCTTCTCAGCACTTTAGCTCAACAGGACTTCTAATAAGCTCATCTCCAATAAATCAGGCAGAAGCTTCTGGATATATTCTGCCAGCAAAGCTAACAAAGATTGATTCTGTGAATGGGGTTTGGACCTATGAGCAACTAGTTGCAGATGGCGTCGTAGACGGGGGAGATTACAACACAGCTTCCTGGACAACATCCTATGATGGTGGATACGCAATGCAATACATTGCATCTGAAATCATTTCTAATACCAACACAAGTTATTCTATGAGGATACTAGAAAAAGATGACACCATGCTCCTTGACGTATATTCGTACGGCTCCTGGACAACATCTTTGCCTATGTCATATTTCGGAAAGTACGTTACAGATTCCAGAGGAAACAAGACGTATGACCTAGACTTTATTCAGTTTAACGTCGGATACCCATCTCCTGGAAGCTTTGTTCGCATAACGGAAACAGACGAGTCTTGGACCTATCAAGATCTAAGTTTAAAATTCTCAAGACCTGTCCAGAAAAGATATAGTGATCTTGACAATGGTCTCTACACTGGATACGTAGACTATACAGATTTGCAGTATAACGCCAGACAGACATACAGATATGATACGTCTAGTTCTCTAGTCAGAACTTATGTGTACTTTAAAGAGGTATCTTCTGGAATGTCTAATTCAGAAAGTTACTACTCAGAAGTAGTCTTGCCACCCAAAGACGGCATCGTTTCTCCAGGACCAGAGTGGATAAACACCAAATACGAGGTGGTTGACGACATGATAGTTTACCCACCGACTGGGGTAGACTTCTCAAAGATGGAAATGTTCGTAGAGGTTGTGGCAAGGGTAGATGGCGTATCTGATAAGCCAATAGCCATAGATAAGCTACAGCTAGCCTCCGTATCCCTTAACGATTCCTATGGCACTCCTATTGGTACAAAATTTGGTACAGATGTTTTTCCATTTACAAAAAATGGAGTATATTACGACTTTAAAACAAAGAACCCCTTTAGCATCTATAAGGGAAGCACCCCATACCTATACCTAAGCAAGAACAGCGGTATCCGAGTTAGAGGAAACTTCTCCGCAAAGGGAAGTCGTGGCATGGAGATTCCTGTAAACCCAGAGAAGTCAACAAACTACAGAATGATTGCCCTTCAATTCTTTGCAAAATTTGACGATGATTTTTTCCCGTACTCTCCTACAGAAATACTAGAGATACAGTCATCATCCACACACCTGAAGTTTTTTATGGAAGCCGCTCATCCAGAAGGTAAAAGGGCAAAAATTTATGCAGTAAATGCCAAGACTGGCCAGGTAGAAAATGGAATTGGGTTCTACATAAATGGAAAAATAGTAAAAGATGCTATCCTTACGATCAAGCAATGGGCATCTGTTGGTATTGGTTTGGCAAGTCCTATAGACTTTTCCGTATTGGGCGGCTCAGTTAGAATAACTGGCCCACTGACAATGACAAATATTTCATACTATAATGCCGTTAATCTACAGCAAATTCAGAGTACATCTGCTAGACCTTGGTCAAAGGTTAAGCAAGACGGAATGCTTGAGCTAGATTGGGAATACTGGGAAGGACAGTTCAAGTGGTTCGAGGTGCTTGTCCTATCGTCATCAACCTTCTACGGTATTGATCCATCTGGAATATACAAAACATATGCTGGTACTGCTCGGGTAGGAATAGACGACAAAACAATTTTACGTGCTGGTCGATACAGATATCGTATGCTAACTAGGGCAACGACGGATCTGTTTGTAATCAATTAAGTATAATATGGTATACTAGTGGTTATGAATGCTGAAAAATTTAAAGCTCCTGGTCAAGTCGGGGAATCAAAAATATCTATTGTTGATAAAGGATATGACTGGGGAATTTACTTCTGGAAGAAGGCCAACGGCAAGCCTTTCACAGATGGAAACGGTAGTGTTTTGAACATACCGTCTCATAGGGGGGACGCAATTCAGATTCATAAGTTACAGCAAGAGGCCACAGCCCTAGGTCAGGGTGATGGGTCCTATGAGTTCATGCCAGGAGTGGCAAGAATATCGGAAGATGAGTACGCAGAACAAAAAGAGCGTATGAGTCAGGGTTTGATCCCAAACCTAAATGACCTTGGATCGGTAATGGCTGCAAAGCAAACCCTAGCAATGTACGGGGAAGAGTAAGACATGTCTAACAATGAATACTACATAAGAGATGTCGGATTACCAGAATTTGAAAAAGATGCTGACCTATTTAAGGACCAAGATCCATTCCTTAAGCAATGGGGAGATCTAAAAGAGCTAAATGGTATAGAGAAAAACTTTAAGCGTAGATCAGACAGAATTGAAAAGGCAGACTATGCCATTGACACAACCGTTGGATACAACAACGTAGACATTAATGACATTGGTTACCAAGACAGTGCTTTAGCAATTAACCGTGGTATTGATGGTGCAACATCAAAGGAAATTAACCCAGGTAGAGTATACCGAAATGGTTACGGAATTTTCGATGTTATAACACCACCATGGAACCTGTACGAGCTAGCAAACTACTACGACACATCATTTGCTAACCACGCTGCTATTGACGCAAAGGTTGAAAACACTGTTGGTCTAGGTT